GATTATGGTTCTTATACATGGTGGGAAGCAAATGAATTATTATCAGCTTATGGAAAAAGAAGTCCAAGTTATCAAGAATTTTCTGCTTTAGCTTATGGCACTACTGAAGCTACTTCAAGAGGAAGTGACCCAGCTTCAACAACTTTAACAGCAACAGATGATGATTTTACTTCTAAATGGGGAGTTATACAATCCACTGGCACTTTGCAAGTTTGGGGTTGTGATTTTGGTGGTGGTGCGTTGGGTGCTAGTTTTGTTGCAAATACAGAAGGAAGAGGTTCTACTTATCAATTGTCTAATGCCGTGATACTGGGTGGGAATTGGAGTGATGGTTCTAATTCTGGTTCTCGTCTTTCTATTTGGAATAATTCTCCTACGAATTCTAGTAGCGAGTTTGGTTCTCGTGGCGTCGCCGACCATTTACTAGGAGATTAAATATGAAAATTATAAACACAAGACAAGATTTAGACTCAATTCAAGGAACTCCTGAATACGATAATTTTATTAATTATCTAAAAGGTTCAATTATTCAAAGAAGAGATGTTCAAGTTTATCCTGAAAATTATGGAAGACCAGATTACACAGGTGAGAAATTAGAACCTATTTGGGAAACCTTTGAAGATACTTCTGTTATAGAGAGATTTGGATTTACTAAAGAGGAATTAGAATAATGGCATATATCGGAAAACAACCAATTGTTGGAAATTTTGTTAAGCTAGATACAATTACCACCTCTGCCACAACTACATTTAACTTAACTAGTGGTGGAGTTGCCTATTCCCCACAATCAGCTAACAACTGTATTGTATCTTTAAATGGTGTTATTCAAGCACCAACTTCAGCTTATACAATATCTGGCTCAACGATTGTATTTGATAGTGCTTTAACGGCTGCAGATGTTATAGATTTTATTTTAGTATTAGGAGACGTATTAAACATTGGCACTCCTAGTGATAATACAGTTACAACTGCAAAACTTGCAGACAGTGCAGTTACAACTGCAAAAATTACAGACAATGCAGTTACAACTGCAAAAATTACAGACAGTGCAGTTACAACTGCAAAACTTGCAACAGGAATTACTACAACTCATGGATTAGGCTCAGCGTCAACTCCTTCTATCACTTTTACTGGAGACACAAATACAGGAATATTTTCACCAACAGCAGATACCATAGCATTTACTGAAGGTGGAAGTGAGGCTATGAGAATTAATTCAAGTGGTAATGTTCAGTTTGCAGGAAACATTGGATTAGGTGGAACAAGTCCTACAACTTCAGGAACAGGAATTTCTTTTCCAGCAACAGCATCAGGTTCATCAGATGCAAACACATTAGATGATTATGAAGAAGGAACTTGGACACCAGACGTACTTAATAATGGTTCTTATACTTCTTGGGGAACAAAACAAGGTAGTTACATTAAAGTTGGGTCTTATGTAACTTTTTGGTTTATGTGTGATAATGGTACAAGTAATGGTGGGTCTGGTAATGGTCCAATATTATTAACGCTACCTTTTCAAATAACTACTAATCAAAATTATATGCACATTGGAAGTTATATTAAAAGTGGTGCAAACTATCCAAACGCTATTGTATTGGTTGGTGGAAACAATACAATTGTGCAATTTTGGAACCTGACTAGTGGTACAAACCAAGACACAAATTCATTTTCATTTGTAACAGGATTTATAATAGCTAGAGTATTTTAATTACCTAAATTGGAGGAAAAAATAAAATGGCACTAACAGAAAAAATAGAGATAGATAGAATAGAAGTGGTAGGCAACTGGAATATCCAAGTTCGTCAAGCAACTTTGATTGAAAAAGATGGTGTATTTGTATCAAGAACATTTCATCGCTGGGTTTTAAATCCAGATAGTGATATAACAAACGAAGAACAAAAAGTTAAAGATATTTGTAATGCAGCATGGACACCAGAAGTAAAAAGTGCCTTTGAAGCATTTAAAATAGAACAAGCAAATAGATTTAAGGGTAATAATTAATGGCATTAACATTTTTAAGAAACCTAGGTATTATATCTTCAGCAGGTATCTCAACTAGTAAGCTGGGAGCAGGTGCTGTGTTGCAGGTTATAACTGCTACTGATGCCAATTCAGTCTCAACAACTTCTACATCTTTTACAAATGTTTCAAATGCTACATTAAATGTTACAATCACACCTTCATCTGCTGCAAATAAAATATTTATTGTTGTTACAACTGGTGGTTATGGATATACAGGATATTTTACAATTTACAGAGGTGCAACTAATTTAGGAGATGCAACAAATGGTATGACAGTAATTAATAATGCTAATAGTGTACCAATAGCTATGTCTTATCTTGATTCACCAAGCACAACATCAGCTATAACTTATCAGGTTTACCAAAGATCAGATAGTGGTGCTCAAGTTGCAATAACTGGTAGAAATACAACAAAAGGTTCAATAACAGCTTTTGAAATAGCAGGATAATTATGATTATAGAGGCAATATTAAAACTAAATCCCACAGCACAAGTAAGTTTAGTTAATGATGACATCAATACAATCGTTTGGGAAAATGGCACACCACCAATACCAAAAGAAGAGATACTAGCTATACTTCCACAAGTAGAATTGGATATGGCACTAGATAATTTAAGAGTAAAAAGAAATAAATTATTAATTGATAGCGATTATGTTGTACTTGCGGATAGTCCAATAACTGACAAAGCTAATTGGATTACTTATAGACAAGCATTAAGAGATATTACTGAAGGATTAGATACAGTTGAAAAAGTAAATAACGTAGCATTTCCTACAAAACCATAATATATTTATTGTTCATTAAACAATGAACATACTCATAGCAATTCCTTGTTATGGTGGAAATGTTTCCAACATGACATTTCATTCCATATTAAATACATTACGTTGGTTAAACGATCAGGGACATAATATTAGAATAGAAACCTTACCTACTGAATCTCTAATCTCTCGTGCTAGAAATAAGTTTGTTACTAAGTTCTTAGAGAATAAAGAATTTAATGGAACACACCTACTATTCATTGATGCTGACATAGGTTTTAATATTGATAATCTTAAAAGAATAATAGAATTTAATAGAGAAGTTGTTACCTGTACCTATCCTGTTAAAGGATTTTATTGGCAGCAATTATTAGATCGTATCAAGCAAAATACAGATATGGATGAAAAAACAATGCGTGATTATCTATTGCAATTTAATGTTAATCTTTATCCTAACACACAATTTAACAATGGCTTTGCAAGGGTAAAGGAAAGTGCCACAGGGTTTATGATGATAAAACGTGAGGTGTTTATTACTATCATGCAAAAGTTTCCGCATCTTAAATACAAACCAGATCTAAGAACAGGAATAGAAGGATCAGATAATGCTTATGATTTCTTTCCTGTTGGCTGCTACAAAGAAAAGGATGGAGTAACCAGGTATTTATCTGAGGATTATTATTTCTGCAGATTAGCTGAGGAGTGCGGCATTGAGATTTGGACAGATTTGAGTACATTAATTACACACTTGGGAAGTACCGAATATCATGGTATGTTTATTACACAACTAAACAAAAAATAATATGACAACAATATTACTATTTATATCATTAATAGTAGGTATCTACATTGGTTGGAAGTTTGAGCATGTAGTTAATGATATTATTGAGTCAATAAAAAAAAACTTGAATATTAAATAGTCTTACTTATATACGCTTCATTAACCAATGGAGAATATAATGTACAATTATTCAGATATTAAATCATATTGGAATAAATTTTTTAATGATTATTCAGAGGATGTTAAGTCTTTTTGGAATAATTATTTTGAAATTATATCCAAAATATATAAAAATAAATAAATTAGTTTTATAAAACAATTATTTATAAAAAATAATTTTATTTACTTATTATCCAATTATCCTTATCTCGCCATTGCCAAACCAACAATAGGAGTTAGCATGGCAAAAAAGAAAAATAAATCAGCAGAAGATATTATTTATGAGATTAAAGATCTCTTAGATGATCTTGAGCTAAAAATAAATCCTGATGAAGAACTAGATGAAAATGAAGATGAAGAAGATTTTGATCTAGATAAAGAAGAAGAAGACAAGGATTAATATTTAAAACATAGGTGGCAATACGCCACCTATGTTTACTTATCTACATATTAGTATAATTAATCTTAATGAAATTTTTGTTAGTATTTACAGTTTGTTCAATAGTAAATGGTAATTGTTTAGAAGTAATGAATACAGGTAAAAAATTTAATACATTTAGAGAATGCACCATAGCTGGTTATGATTTTATTGCAAAAGAAAATAAATTATTTTCAATAGATCAGTTTGATAAAATCAAACCATCTTTTCATTTTGATTGTATAGAAACATCAGAACAATCTATTAATTACAATCTATAATTGACTTTTGTATGCCACTATATATGGTATGCCAATGAAAAAGAAACGCAATGCTATGTCTAATACATCAATTCGTTTGTCAGCACATGAAAAGTTATGTGCTGAAAGAATGGAACAGCTCATTAAATCCATTGATGAATTAAGAATTGATGTTAAAGATTTACGTGGTGATATGAATAAAGGTAAAGGTGTTATTTA